CTTGAATTTTATTACAAACCAGAAGGTGGAGAGTATGCGACAAACACCCAAACAGGTAAGGTTATGCTTGCTTTTGATTCTGATGCAGCTGATGCTACCCCAACTTCAAAACAACAAATGGAAGCTATGGATCCCCATGCAGATGATATGCCTAGTAAACGTATTAAATTAGTGATCCCGCCAAGAATGTTCAAAAAGTTTGTTGATGGATATTTTATTCGTCCAGCTGGATTACCTGGTGCTACTGATATCAAAACATATGATGTCGGAAATTTGATTGTTGCAACACAGGGTTTGAATGCCAATACAGCAACAGTTGGAGAATTGCGTGTTCGTTACAAATGTCGAGTGATGATTCCAGTTTTGGAAGCAATTGCAGCTGCACCTATTAATAATAGTGCTTCCTTTTTTATAACAGCAGCAGGAGAAGTAGCAATCGCAACAACAGTCAATTTTCAATTAGTTTTCTCAACTGCTGTGACAAATGGTTTGGCTATTGTGAATACTCTTGGTTCTTTTGTTCCTCCTGCAGGCAATTATTTGTTAGATGTCACATATGTGGGAGTGTCTTCTACTAGTATTGCACTAATATATAGTGTCTCACCATACAAAAATGCTGTCCAATTTGTTCAAACACCACAATATCAGTCAAGTGCTTTTACTTCTCAAACCATTTGCGCAAGTTATTATGTTTCTTCAAATGGAACAGATGCTTTTACTTTTGTTGCAAATGCAACTTTTGCTACTGGTACTTTTACAGTGTATCCCAGTATTCGGTGGGTTGCAATTTAAGTGTTGTAGAAGGCCGCCTATGGACATAGGCGGGATAATAAATATATGTAACCAGTTTAGCTTGAATAGCTATATTATAGAGCCTAATAACTTAGCTCGTTAAAGTAAGAAGTTTTGATACAGGTGGAAGACCTGGAGTATTACCTAAACTTAAAGGTAGATCCCCGTAGAGATCGGGTTAAATCTCATAGCGTGTGTGACCGCTTAAACCTCACACAACGGATAGCAACGTTATATTGCAGAGTATTCGAAAGAACAACTCGTTTTTGTATTAGAAATAAGTATTAGCCGGAAGGATTCCGATCACCAGCAGCGTACTTAGGGG